GCGGTGTAATTTCTTGGCCTCTTCCCATGTGGTAACTGGAATAACTTTACCGAAGTGGGCAGAGTGCTTGAGCAGTTTTGGATTCGTCAGTTCGAATTTTTCTGGTCCGTGGTGAGCGACTGTGTACATGACGCTTGCAATTGAGTTCTGGATGAGTTCACTGTCTGAACTTAGTCTGTAAGGAGTTTCGGAATCCTCCACAAAGTAAGCAGGTTGACTTTTGATCCAGTTGATTTGCTTTTCGATTGAAGACCAGGCCGGGGTCGGAACGATGTAGCCCTGCATCTTGATGAATCCGCGTTTGATGAAGTCCAGTTCCTCGAGTGGCATGAGGTCCGGGATGTCTCCGCCGAGTTTCTGCGCGTCTGTGGCCAGAAAGCCCCATCGTTTACACTCTTTTTGGAAAGTGTTGAAGTTGAACCAATGGGCGATTTCCGGTTTTACTGTGCAGAGGTTGTCATCGCCATAAATGGCGAGCTTAACGTTGTCGCGGAATCGTGCGTAAGAGGATTCTTCGGGTGCGTTTGCTTCTGCAAGGGTGCGATACACGCAGTAGTAGAGAGCCCAAACAACAAGACTGTTATCAACGGCGGTAGTTGGTGCGCCGGACATTTGTGCTTGGTTGAGTTTAATGATTGAGTCTCTGACTATGACGTGGGCTCCCTCGAGTGGCTCATGAAGAGCTGCGCGGGCAATGTCGTCCTCGGGCTTCCAGTCGGGGTCGCAGTTTTGGTATATGGTGTTGTATACTGGCACTACGCCGGCCATGAACATCTTCGGGACTGTTGCGTCGAAATCCTTGAAGTCTGTAGCGAAACCGTGATCACCGACTGAGAGAAGCTGGTAAGCCAGCGTCTCCCACTCGGCACGATTGGCAGCAATTCCAACTTTTGGCGGAATGAGAGTGTTCATTTCCATGATCCTTGAGCAAGCGGCAAGATAGTAGCGCCGGTATGCGAGGAGATACGCCATGTTGAATGAGAAGAAGACTCGAGTTTTCTTGTCAACTCCATAGATCTTCTTGATCTTGAC